CTGCGGGGCGGGGCGAGCGGGGCGGATTTCGACGGCGGGGTACGCATGGTTCAGGCTCCCGGAAAATCGATCAGCAGGCGCACGATCATGAAAGTGGCGAAGGCGAGGACCGCGGCGGCAAGGCCGAGGTCGAGCAGGCGACAGAGCGGGCGCTGCGGCTGTTCAGGGGCTTCCAGCGGCGGTTCGCCGGGCTGGGGGGTGGTGACGCGCCAGCCGGCGCCGCGACGGTTGCGGGCGGACATCAGGCGGGCACCTGGGCGGGGGCGAGGACTTCGCGGCGGGCGAGATGGTCAGGCGCGCCGACGATCCCTGCCTTCTCCATGCGCTCGATCAGGCCGGCAGCGGTGTTGTAACCGAGGCGAAGCTGGCGCTGGAGGTAACTGATGGAAGCTTTGCGCGACTCGGTGACGATGGCCACTGCGCGCTCATAAAGATCGATGGCGGCATCGGGGTTGTCGCCGACGCGGAAAACGGCAACGAGTTCGCGTTCGTCCGCATCGACGCGGACGAGGCCGCGCGCGGCAAGTTCGTCGTCGGTCGCTTTCGCAATCGCCTCTTCGAGAGGAAGGGGATCGGGGGGGCGGCGCCCGCTGCTGTCGAGGCCCATCGCGCATTTGTAGAGATCGAGGATGGCCTCCATCTCGCGGCGATCGTCGGGCTGCATCTTCCGCAGCCGGATGATTTCGCGCATGATCTTGGTGTCGTAACCGACCGCCTTCCCTTCCAGGTAGACGTCCTTGATGTCGTGGCTGATGCCCTTCTTTTCTTCCTCAAGGCGTTCGATGCGCTCGATCAGCAGGCGCAGGCGATCGTCGGATGCTTCGGCCATGGTCGGTCCTTTCGCAGGCAGCAGAAATCCGCCTTCCGAAGCGAGGCTTGGAAGCGGGTGGTCTTTGGTTTTCGGGGTCAGGTCAGGATGGCGGGGTCAGCCGTCGGCGACTTTCGGAACGGGCGGCACCTCCGGGCCGCATTCGTCGTTCGCGGGCTGGGGAACCTCGATCGGCGCGGGCGCGCGACTGCGCGGGGGCGACGATGGCAGGATGAGCAAGGGGTTCGGCCGCGCGCTGGGCGCGATGATGTGGGTGATTTCCAGGCAGGCGCCGAAGGTCATCCAGCATTCGGGATCGAGGCAGGCGCAGTAAAGCTGGCGGAAGCACGATGTCAGCGAGCGCGAGGACCGGATGCGTGCTGGCCCGCCGCAATTGGGGCAGGCGATGCCGAGGCGCGCCTGGTGCGGCCGGTGGTGTCTGGAAAAATCGGTATGCTGCATGTCGCCCCCCGTGCCCCTTATTTTCGCGATTTCTTGTGCTGGCGGATGAGCGCGAGCTGATGGGTGCCGGCGGCGATCGCTTCCTCTACCTCGCGCTCGGCAATGGTGAGGTCGGTGAGGCAACCGGTTTGGGCGGCGGTGATGACGGCGGCGACGGCTTCGCCCGTTTCCTTGGCGGTGATGCCGGCGGCGCGGGCCAGTTCATCGCGGCAGGCGTCGGTTTCCAGCTCGCGCGTTTCGGCGGCGAGGACCATGTACTGCAGGAAGGGCCGGCCTTCGCCGCCCTCGGCCCGGTAGGCGTCGTCAAGTTCGTTGGCCTTGGCCAGCGAAATGTGATCGGCGGGGCAAGGGCCGCTGTCGGGGTTGGACCATTTGCGCAGGGCGCTTTCGCCGCGATCGAGGATTTCGGCGGCGCGATCCCAGCCGATGACACCGGCGATGCGGGCGAGGGCCTGTTCGGGGGTGACGGGGGAGCGGAGTTTCACCGGGGTGCTCCCACGGCTTTGGCGATCGCGGCGCGGAGGTCTTTAAGCGCGCCACCCGGCTCCGATTTCGCCTGCGCAGTAAGTGAGGTAAGCAACGCCTCGGCCTTCACCGCTGCGTCCAGCAAGTCAGGCGCGGCGGCGATCAGGCGGACGTTGGCGCGGCTTTCCCGATCTTCACCCGGCCCCCAGCACGTGTCCGCAATCGCGGTGCCGTCTGCCGTGAAAATATCGATCTGCATGAACATGCCGCCCGGTTCGCCATCAGCAAGCCAAGGTCCGGGAGTGTGCTGTGCGGTCATCACCGGGGTGCTCCCATGAAGCGCTGGGCGGGCCGGCCCGCGTGGCGGTCGCGCGCGTCGAAAGTGGGGCGGCGATTGGACGGTACAATCGGGGCGAATTCGTCCAGGGGTGCCTCCATCGGCACGACCAATCCACGGGGGTAGATATCCGGACGCAGAAGGTAGCACGGCACGCCGGTAGCGGCTTGAACGGGAAGGGCGTGTTCCGCCGGCAATTGCTTCAAGCTTTGAAACCATTTCCAAACGGTGGGCTGCGCCCGACCGCAGATGCGCGCCAGTGCTGCTTGGCCACCGGCGCGATCCCTCGCCAGTTCCAGGGCTTCGAATGGGGTAAGGTCAGCGTCCATAAAACGATTAATAGACATGTCTATTAGACAGTCAATAGATAAATCGAACTGTCATCTCATAGCTTCGGCTATAGGGTTCCCGCCAATGAGCCTGGGCGAACGCATCCTGCTGCGTCTCAAAGAGATGGACATGACCCAGGCTGACCTCGCCCGTCAGGTCGGGATAACTCAGCCCAGCATCAATCATCTGATCAAGAAGGGCGCAGGAGGATCGGCGCATCTGCATAAGATCGCCAGAATCTTGCAGACGACACCCGATTACCTGACTGGCGAAAGCGATGATCCTTCAGTTGTAGCGGCGCTTTCGGACCGGCGAGCCGGATTTCGCGGGGCGGAACTGGCGGGCCGGTCCGATATTGTCGAGCTTGATGAAATAGACGTCCAACTGGGGCTGGGCGGTACTTATCTCGATACCCCTGCCAAGGTGAGCAAGGTTTCCTTTTCGCGTGCTTGGCTACGTCATTTCACGGACAGTGCGCCCGAAAACCTGTTCTCTGCTACCGGCATCGGCGATTCGATGTATCCGACCATTCAGGACAGTGATGTTGTGCTGGTCGACCGCTCCGAAACGGACATCAAGTTCGGTGACAAGATTTATGCGATTGCTTACGGCAACGTCGGCATGGTCAAGCGGCTTCGGCCGATGCCGGATGGCGGGGTGAAGATCATGTCGGACAACCAGTCGGTCCCGCCGGAAACAGCGTACGACGGCGAAATGCACATCATCGGCCGAGTGGTGGCGACGTCGCGCAAGCAATAGGGGCCGGGTGAGGGGGTGATGGAGAGGAAGGAAACGGAAGCGGCGCGGATGTTGCGACTGCAACGCGAGGCGCAGGGCGAAGGGCTTTCGCTTCGTCGCCGCGTGCTCATCTGTGTTGCAGGGATCGGCGGGGCGGTGCTGCTGGGGTTGGCCCTGTTCTCCATCGAACCGCCGGCGCCCGTGGCGCCAGCGATCGAAACCGCCGCTGTCAGCATCGCGCCTGCGGCTGAGCCATCGCCAAGTGTTTCGGAAGCCGAATTGGAACAGGCCAGGCTTTCGGCCGAGGCTGATTTCCCGCCAACCGTATTGCCGTCCGGGGCACCCGACGCCCCGCTCAACCTTGTGTGTTCAACGAAGATGTGCGCTGCGCAAAAGGTGGTATTTCGGAACCGTGATTGGCCTGCGGCGTGGAAGGGCGACTATCAGGGCCAGCGCAATGCAGGGTTTTGCCGGTCACGCGGATGTGACGGCGCGGTGGTAGTAGACAAGGCTGAGGGGTGCGCCTGGCGGATCGTTATCATCGCCGGCAATGCGGTGAAGTCTGGCGATACCGATACCGCGAACCTCAAAGCAGAATGCGGGCAGATGGACGATGTCGAGCGTCAAACCGCCATGCTGAAGGCGCAAGCGATCTTCGAGCAAATCTATCACCGTCCGTTGCCGTGATGGCGGCGCGATGGGGGCTGGTGTTGTTCGGTGTGGCGCTACCGAGCATCGCCTCGGCCGGTACGGGATGCCTGTCCGACGCGGAAATAGAACTGGCCCTGGGCGAGCAGGTGCGTTCGGGCGCGTTCGATGGCGCCTTGCCGGTGCTGCCCGCGCAGCTTGATAGCGCCGATCCGGTTCCAAATGGTTCAACGCCACAGCGAGATTTCTGGCCTGATGAAGTATGGCCAGACTAAGCCACAACGTGGCAGGCAGCAGGGGAAAGGCGACATCTATGCAAGAAGAAAGCGAAGCCGCGCGTATGCTGCGGCTGCAGCGTGAAGCGCAAATTGCGCGGGGCCAGTCCGGAATGAGTACGGGGGGAAAAGTTGCGATAGGCGCGGCCATAGCATTCGGGGCCCTTATAATGATTGGCACTCTTGCCCCGCCAGCACCGCAGTCCGGCACAACGGCTGAGATCAGCACCAGCGGAGCGAAAGCGAGTGAAACTCAGCCGGCGATGAACGTCACGGTGTCGGCCCCCGCGTCGAATTGGACCTATCAGTCTGCAAAGGATGAGATGCGAGGTGGCGAACGACGTCTTGCGGTCGTCCGCTCCGACAACATAGTGGCGTTCGATTTCCCCTATGGCGAGCAGCCAGCGGACATCACCGTGCGCCAAGATCCGCAGTACGGATTTGACGTGATATTTTCGGTGCCGAGCGGGCAGATACTCTGCAATAGCTTTTCCAACAGCCACCTCAATGTGAAGTTCGATGGTGGGCCGATCGAGCGATATGGCTGCACCGACGCCTCAGACGGCAGCAGCGAGGTCGCCTTCATCACTGATGGAAAACGTTTTCTCAACAAATTGAAATCATCTAAGCGCACCGTAGTGGAGGCTGAGTTCTATCAGTTTGGCCGCCAGCAGTATGTCTTTCAGACGGGTAATCTGAATTGGGAGTAAGGGGATGGCAGTAATTCGTCGTGAGGTAAGTGACCGAACAGGTTTCGGGAAAGTCGTCAAATGGACCTTCGTCGTATTCAATGTGCTTATGCTGATCTGGCTGATTGGCGGCCTTGCCAGCGCCGGAAACGCAATGAGCGGTGCCGTCAATGATGCCGAGCGCGCGGGCGCTGCTATCGGCACGACAATCGGCATGGGTCTTATTCTCGCGCTTTGGGCGGCAGGCGATGTTATCCTAGGCATCTTCGTCCTGTTGACCCGCCGCAAGAAAATTATCGAAGTCGAACAGTAGTCTAAGTGTTCCGCTGCGCTCCTCGGCGGCGCAGCGGTCAATCCGGGGCCGGAAGCTTGGTCCGCGGCGATCCGAACTGAGAGGTAATCTAGATGGACCCCGCCCACCTCTACCAGCTGACCCGCACCGCGACGGAGGACGATGTATTGGCGGCCGTGGCCAGTATGCAGGCTGACGAGGGGGTGACCTTCGGCAACGCGCCGGTCGAGCTGCTGGAGCTGTACAACCGGATCATTGATATCGTGACGGGCGAGCGCTCCCTGGCCGAATTGACCGACGATGAGCGCGTTGCCGCGGCGAAGGCTGGCGAACTGCGCGGGCCGAAGCTCTTCGACTAGATCAGGCCCGGCGTTGCCTGCCGCGCCTTGCCCCAAGGCCGGGTAGATCGATCCACCGCCAGAGCGTCCCCGCAGGTCCGCACCAGTTCCATCGCTTCGCGAGGGTCGCCCAGCATCCACTGGTCATAATGTGCCGGCGCGAGGATCGCCGGCATGCGGTCGTGGACGTCGGACATCTGCTCGCAGCCGTCGACCATTACCATCGAATAAGCGTCTCCCCATTCGTCGGTCGGCCGCCAGATGCCGGCGACAGCAAACAGGTCGATATCCTTCGGCGCGTACCAAGTGCAGGTGTTGCGGCCGGGCTCACCCTCAGGCTCGGACCATGCGGTCAGCGGGATGAGGCATCGGCGGTTGAGAAAGCTGTCGCGCCACATGCCCCGCGGTGAAAGCAGCTTGTCGTCGCGGGCATTGTTCACCGGTTTCGGCTTTAGCGGCAGACCGGTGCGCTTGCTCAGCGCGTGCCGGGGGAAGCCCCAAGTCATCGCCTCCAGGACGCGCGCGCCTTTCTCAGGCCGGATCACCATGCCGGTATAGCCGGGATAGACATCCTCTGCCGCATTGAACGGCAATGGCTGCTCGGCGCGAAAATGGCCCGCCACCTCCGCCGCGCTTTTCTTGTTCGTGTAGAGGTTGCACATGGCCGGATGATCGGCCGGCGCGCGCAGGAGTCAATCGCTAGCCCTGCGCGCCGAATAGCAGGTGCTGATCGGGGTCGAACATCTCTTTCCGGGGGAGTTCGTCGTCGTCCTCGATCTTCATGATGTAGATCGGATCGGCGCCGCTCGTCGCGATCTCGCGATACAGTGCTTCGAAGTCATCGGCCGAGAGACCCGCGCTGCCCAGCCCGGCGATCTCCGCCTGCCGCGCGAAGATCGCGTGGGCGGCAAGGTCCGTCGGTTCGATCCCTTCGGCCTCGCAATAGGCGACCAGCGGGGCGATATCGCGACCCTGAATGGTCGGTGCGCCTTCGAACTGCTCCAGCGTCAACTCCACCCGTTCCAGACGGTCGGCTGCGGCTTCCAGATCGTCGTAGTCGGCGTCCCAGCGCGGCGGCACATAGGGCTGGTCGGTCATCGTTTCGGCTCCGTTGCGACTCGTAGGGGGCCGAATTTATCACGAGAACAAAGTTGGAACAAACTGCTTGACCCGACTCGTCTTCCCGACGCTTTTTGCGCGCATGGGTCGCCTGGTCATCAAGTCGCTGCAGCAGATGAAGTCGAAGGGCTACGACCTTCGGCTGTACTGCTATGCCTGTCAGCGCGTGGCGGTTTTGCCCGGCGATCAGATCGTGTTCTGGGTGCGCGTGCTCAAGTGGTCGAGCGATTTCGATGAGATCGCAGAGCGGTTTCCCTGCCGATGCGGCAAGATCGGCGAATGGAGCTTCATTCGGGCGGACGACGGACGCGACGTGCTGGACCTGGCTGCGATAGCTCGCACGCGGCGCGATGCTTCGCTGGTCAAGGCAAGGTTCTGGCACGATATCTCGCTGGGGCGGGAACCCGTGGACATTCGCCGCCGTGCGAAAACCGCCAACTGGCGAAGGCGGAACTAACGGCAGCGGCCAATCGCGCCGCCGCTGTCCCAGCGCTCGACATAAACGGCCTGGCCGGCGGCGAGCTGGCTGCACGACAAGTTGACGCGGCCGGCCCAGGCGATGGCCAACGTCCGTCCATAATGGTCCTTTCCGTGGCGATCGAGGCGCACGCGGCGGTTGCCGATCGTGCTTTCAAGCGTGGCCTTGCTGGCGGGGCCGTCGCCCGGCGTGCAGCGCCGCCAGGACGGGCAATGGCCCGGCAGCTCGGGTGCGTCGATGCCGATCAGGCGGACGCGCTCCGCCCCGCAGCGCAGGGTGTCGCCATCGGTGACGGTGCAGGCAAGGATGGCGCTGGCGAGAAGGGCGAGGGCTGGCATATGCCTATCGTAGGCATCCCCAAGATCGACTGCACGTGGACTTCGCGCCGGATCGGTTCGAAAGGAACAAACATGAAGCTCGAACCCCAAGATTTCCCGCTGATCGTCGAAGAGAACAGGATCTACACCCTCCGTCGGGCGGAAGGTCAGGTGCTGGTGGCGCTCGACGCGGAGATGGCGCGCGATGTGGCGGCGCGGCTGAACGAGACTGCCGGGATGGTGATGATCCCGCATCTCGATCTGCGCATCGCGAGGGCGGCCGATACCGCGAAGTTCCTGGACGACACCGAACCGGGCATGCGATGATCGCAGCGGCGGGAATAGCCGGGCTTTGTCTGGTCTGGCTGGCCGGCGTTCTGCCGGACCTTTCGCTGCCCGCGCGCCAGGCCGTGCGGTATGGCGGTGCTGCCGTGGCCGGCGTGGCGATCTGGGCGGTGTGGTTCTAGCCCTTCGGTTCCAGCTTCAGCTTCGATGCCAGGCCGTTGCCGTCCAGCGTCGTGGTCAGTTCCGCGAGGATCCACGAACCGGCATCGATCGCGTCTTTCAGCCCGGATAGCTTGACCGGCTGTTCCAGCACCAGATCCGGGCGACCCAGCGCGATCGTGACATCCATCGACTTTTCGGCGCGCTTCGCTTTCGCCGCCGCCGCCTTGGCCGCTTGTTCTGCCTTGGCCTGGCTGTGATAGACGCGGCGCAGGCGGCGCGGTTCCTTGCCTTCCGGCGCGGTGACGGAGCCGCCGGCCTGCACGGTCTTGCGCTCTCCGCTGGACTGATCGTGCCAGCGCGCCTCGACGCCGGCATCGGCGGAGCGCTCGATCTCGCTGTAGCGGTAATCGGCCAGGTCCGCCCGGGTCAGTTCCAACAGGGGCAGCGCCTTGCCGGTGATGCTGGCCGCCTTGCCGATCGGGGCGAGCACCAGCTTCCTGTCCTTCACCGTGGCAACGGCGTCGTGTTCGCGGCCGAGCTGGCGCAGCAGGGCCATGTCGCTTTTCTGGTGCTGGGCTAGGACAGGCACGGCGATCTCGTCCAGTTCGGGCGAAACCTTCGCTTCGTAGCCGTTCGCGTCGGCCACCTCGCGGGCGATCTTGCCCAGCGTCGTATCCTTGTGCGCCTTTTCCCGGCGGGCGCGAAAGCCGCCGGTCAGGTTGGCGGCGCGGGCGCGGATCGTCACCTGATCCGGGGGACCGCCCCATTCGACATTGTCGACCTTGAACTTGCCCTTGTCGACCAGGCCCGGGCTGACATCGGCGCCCTGCAGCCATCCCAGCTGCAGCACGATCTCCGCGCCCTTCTTCGGCAGGGCCAATTTGCCGTCGGTATCGTCGAGCACGATATCGAGCTGATCCGATTCCTCCCCGCGCTGTTCGGTCAGGGTGATCGAGACCAGGCGCGGCCGGGCCTTGTCGGAAAAGTCGTTGCCGTCCACCGAGAGCCGGAAGTCGGCGATATTGGCGCGCTTCTCGCCAGTGCCGGCCATCAGCGCTTCCCGTCAAGGCGGCGGCGGCAATCCCGGCATGTCGTGGCGTCGCGGACGTGGTTGCTGCCTGCAGGGCCATCGAGACCGCCAGTG